TAAAATCTAGAGGCTTATTAGGTGCCTTGTCTACCATATCTGGATAACGTAGCTTTGTCTCATTCATAAATGCATCAACAAGCTCTTGTGAAATAGTAGGTTTAGATTTTATTTGAGGTACAACTGGTTCTTCAGCAGCCTCTTGTCTACGCTTTTCACGAGATGCTCTGATATCGTTAACAAAAGATTTAAGAGAACCAAATACACCGTCATCCTGTTGTTCTGCAACATTAGCCATAATACCATCTGCAGCCACCTCTTGAGAGTCAGCTAAAGACTCAATAGCCTGTGTCTGCATTTTATAAACATCTTGTGCAGATTCAAAAAACCCTGCCATTTATTCTTTCCTTAATTAAAAATTAAAGCCAATCTAGAACTTTTTCTAGTATAATGGCTTCCATTGCGCCTCGTGATTCTCCTCTTGAAGCATCAATATTTGCCTGCGCTTTAGCTAAATCAACATCTCTACGCATCTCCTCAATAAGAAGTTGTAGTTCACGTTGTTGGATGTTCTCATATGCTTTAAATGCGTAACTAATACTATCGCGCTCAGATTGTAAAATGTTATTATAGCCTGCCATTGTTAGTTCATTTGTGAACATAGCAGCGTCACGATTTGCTGCATTAATAGCTGCATTATCTGCTAACGTGTATGCTTGCGCCCACTGAGCGTTTGCCTGTGCAATAACCAAAGAGTTTGCTGCATTAAACTGCTGCCTCTGTGATTCTAAACCTACATTAAACTGAGTCATAGCATTAGTTTGCCCAGCATTAAACTGATTATTTTTATTTACTTGTTCTGCATTAAACTGCTGTATCTGTGCAGCTAGGTTTGAGAAGAACTGGTTTGTTTGGTTTTCACTAGCTGCGTTAAATTGCTTAGCTGCATTAACTGCTGCTTGATCTGATAATAAAGCATTCACAATACCTTGAGCTTTGAATATCTTATCCTGCTGCTGAAAACCTAAATTTGTCAAATCCATCTGCAGAAACGTTTTAGCGTTTTGAACCTGTGCCTGCTGACGGTTATTCAAGTTAGCAATATCTAACTGTGTCAAAGCTGCTGCATCTGCTAGAACTTTAGCGTTAGCAGCTTGTAGGTTAGCTAGGTCTACTGATTGTGCCAATCGTGCATTCTCTAGTGCTACCTGCTGTTCAGCAGTAAAGTTCATATTAGCAATATCACTGATCTTAGCTGCATTAGCTACACGTGTTTGGAACTCTTGGGTAAACTCTAAGCCAAGGAACTTAGCGCGTTGCTCTGCTGAGAACACTGCAGCCTGTTGACGGTTGCTTAAGTTCTGTGCTTCAAAACGAGCAAAGGTAGCTGCATCAGATTGTGCAATAGGTACTGCAGACTCCATAGCGGCCTGAACCATAGCTTGACCTGCAATAGAGGAAGCGCTGATACCACGTGCAGCCATTTTAGCTGCTGCTGATCTCATCGCACCTGCAGCCCACGCAGGAGGGCTTGACCCCTCAAAGTCTTCCATTAGTCCCGCTAGTTGGCCCTGTACTGTAGCATTAGTAGAAGGTTCACCAGTAGCAGCCTCAAAGCTAGTTTCTTTCTTTACACGATCCATATCAACAGTAGAACCCTCAATAAGTTCTCTGTCATCTAGTTCACGTGTAGGGGCATTCTCTACCTGTTGTGCCTTAGCAATTTGTGCCGCACTTAAGCCTAGCTGAGCTAAGTCCTCTGGACTCATTGTTTGGGCTTCAACTAAAGCCTCTGCGCCTACTTTTCCAGTAACTGCCTCTAAGCGATTCATAATCGCATTTACATCAGCACCTACATCTAGAGGTTCGTATGTTTCTGCTTTAACCTCTTTAACAGGATCAGCCGTTTCAACAGTATCTACCGTAGCTGTATCTGCCTCTAGCTTTTCATCTACCTGCCCTACGCTTGGGTCTACAGTACCTGCATCTTTTTGTTCATCTGTAGTTGTTACAACATCAGCAGTAGTTGTAACACTACTCGGATCATTTACGAGAGTATCTCTAACCTCTGTAGCGCTGGGTATATCCGTAGCTTCCATAGCTGATTGAGCAGAAGAAACTTTAGCATTAGCTGCATTTACTTTTGCTTGTGCAGCAGCTACCGCTTGAGATAAAGACGCATCTTCAGGGTTAGCTTGTGATGCAGCCATAGCTTCTTGTAGTGCTGCTTGAGCATCAGCAAGCTCTTTTTGAGCAGCATCTAGAGCTACCTGACCACCTGATTGATATCCCTGCTTAACATAGCCACCGTATGCCATGTTAATTCTTTTCTGTGCCATTTCAGCCATACGACCTAGACGGGCAGTTGCAGCAGGATTAGAAGCTAAAAACTTAGCCTGCTCATCGCCTTGCATACCTTGCATTTCAGGGATAATCTTCCCTACCTGATCGGGTGTAAAACCTGCAAACTTTTTAGCCATAATTATTTATTCCCTATCTGCATCCACACAGACGCTGCTATAAATGATAGCAATGCAATTGTTGTAATGCGTACTATTGTAGTCCATACGCTTTTCTTTGTATCTCTATATGCTTCCAATAAACTACGCATTTCTATAATATCTTTGTGCGCATCTTCATCATGTAAACCTAAAGCAGCTAACGCCTCTTTAGCACCGCGCTTTGCAGCACGATCTATCATATTTTCTAGTTCTTCGGGTGTTAGCTGCGTCATAGGTCTTATTCAGGTTTAGTAGGCCAAGTGATTGTATTGGGGAAGCCTTCCTGCTGCGGGACGTTTAACAGATCAGTTCTGTATGTAGCCCATTCGTTTTGTTTTTCAGCTGTTAATTCTGCCCAGCGTAATGGATTGGTGACGATAGGGTCAACTTCATATTTTAGCGTTGAGTCACGCTGGAACCTAACGATTTCAGCGGTTCGTGCATCATGGTCTGCCTGAGAGAACGGCGCAAAGTCTGTACCTATGAGAGACAACAGGACTGTGTTGTCTACGGTCATGTCGGTGTCCCAAGGCGTCAGTGAGTAGGGTATCCATCCGTATTCTGGGTGGTTAATCTCTAGTTCAAACTGTGTATTCTCAGCATTCATAGACTGAGCGTTTCGTACTTCGGTGATCTCTATTGTCATCTTATGAAATCCTTAGATATAGTGTTGGGCCAAAGTAGACATAACCCATGCGCCTCCATGAGCCTGAACCAGGGTTGGTTCCAGACGTATTAGCATTCCAGTCTGCGTTTGAGTAATACATACTAGTGCCACTCACTGTACCGCCAGGGCCGCCTTGCTCAGCCGATTGGGTTTTGCCTTTCAAGAAAGCATAACAACCAACACTATCAGCACTTAGACCAGCAGTAGCAGCGCCAACCTGTACGGTTGTTGGTGCGGATATGCTGGCTGACGTAATGTAGCCAGCACCATTGCCGATCTGGGAGTTGTCAGTAATATTAGCAGGAAAACCTGAAACGGTTAAACTAGTTAGTCCTGACCTGTTTAGGGTTAATTGTCTAGTGCTACTATTATAAGAAGCACTTGAAACGTAGTTGTTAGTACTTGAAGAAGGGGATACCCAAGTGAATGTTCCATCGCCATCAGATTGTAGTAATTGTCCACTTGTACCAGTACCAGAAACCTTTAATTCATCAGTGCCAATCTTATTATCAGCAACGGTAGATGAAATAGATACGTTACTACTACCATCAAAAGATACACTACCTGTTACATCTCCCGATAGCGATATTGTACGAGCGTTTGTCAATTTACCCGCACTACTTGCAGTAGCAGCATTACCACTTGTATCTTGCGTTCCTGCCGTGTTTACACCGGGAAGGTTAATATCTGAAGTACCATTAAATGAAACACCACCTATATTTCTTGCTGTCTCTAAAGCGGTTGCTGTTCCAGCATTTCCTGATACATTACCTGTAAAGGAGGCATTTGAACCATTTGTTCCGACATTTACAATTTTATGTTCTGTGAAACCACCACCTTGCGCAGGAATCTTAAGATAGACATCACCATAGTGCTTATTTGCATCTATAGTGTTAAACTCTACATCAGCAGTTGTAGCAACATCTTGCCCAATGGATAGTGTAAGTTCTGCTCCATCCTCTGTAGGTGTTGCGTTTGCACGAGTGATACCTGTACCTGCAGTAATACTCTCTACGTAAGAGCCGCTTGTATCATTTCCTAAATCAATAGAACCTTCAGGTAAAGTAGTATTAATAACAGACAAATTAACATTTGACACATCACCACTACCATCAATAGTGAACGAGCCTGTTACATCAGAGTCGCCGCCAAAAGTAATAGTACGAGGTGTGGACCATGCATCTGCTGTATCTGCATTACCTTCAAACTGCGCTGTTACACTGTCTGAACCAGGTGTAAGTATAGTGGTACCATCTGAGTTAATTATACTACCATAATAAGTTGCTATAGTGGAGTCTGATCCTACATCTAGAATAATTGATGAATCACTATTTTTAATATCACCTGTTACTGAACCAGTAATAGAACCTGTAAAGGTAGCATCTGTCCCATCAGACCCGTTATTAAATACAAGAGTACCATCTGCAGCGCGAATGTTTCCAGTAAGATCACCTGTGACATTCCCTACAATACCACCATTAAAAGTTGCCTCTCCTGTGAATGTTGAGGTTTCATCAACTTCAAGTTGATCAGTACTTACTGTACCGTCAAACCAAGCGTTCTTCCACTGAATTGCGGATGTGCCGAAATCCATAGTGTTGTTATACTTAGGATATGCTTTATCACCCTCAACTCTAAAATCTTGCGATGGGCCAATACGGTTTATAGAAGCACCGCCACCAATAGTACCATCATGGTTAT